CCGGTGCGCGCTCCAGGGGTAGGGTCCAAGTTCACTGATGGCTTTCGCCACTGATACCCGTTTCGCGGGGTTTCTCGGGCCGCAGGCTTCACCGCAGCCTGCGGTCGATGATGCGTGGGAAAATTTTCTGCACGATGTCATCGCCGGGATTACCGGACTGGATCCGATGTTGGTTCGCCCACGCTGGCAGCCAGAACCGCCGGATATGCCTGACTTTGATGTTGACTGGATGGCGTTCGGCATTACCGATGCTCAGTTCGACTTTGAACCGGCGCTGGTCCAATATGATGACGGCAACAGTGGTCATGGGCAAGAGCTGCTGCAGGAACATGAAGTCGACACTGTCATGTGTTCGTTTTACGGCCCGAATGGTGGGAGGTATGCGAGTTATCTGCGGCGTGGCCTCTTTATTTGGCAGAACCGGGCGGTATTGCGGGCTAATGCTTGCGGCATAGTCGAGATCGCGACGACGAACCGCGCACCGGAATTCATTCGCGAACAGTGGCTGAACCGGATCGACATGAACGTCATCCTGCGTCGTGAGATTCGTTACCTATACAATGTAAACAACATCGTGCGGGCGGTTGGCACGATGATCGGCAATGGTCCTGATTACACTATCGAAGTGGACATCGACACCGATAACGTTCCCCATCCTGAGGAGTACTGACCATGCAAGGCTTGAGCGTTTCGCGCGTAGTCGATGTCGAAGTGAGCTTCGCGCCGATCGCTGCGCCATTGTCCCGGTTCGATACTCTGCTGATCATGGGTGATAGCTCGGTGGTCGACACTGGTGAGGCAATCCGCGAGTACAACACGATCGAAGAAGTTGCGGGCGATTTTGGCACAACGGCACCGGAGTATCAGGCCGCTGTGTTATTCTTCTCTCAAGTGCCGCAACCGACCACGTTGTTCATCGGCCATTGGGCGCGCACTGCGACTTCGGGGCGGTTGACCGGCGGCATCGTGCCGCTGGATGAGCAGCAAATGACGCTGTGGAATACTGTAGCAAACGGTTCATTCGGCATCGCAGTCGATGGTGCAGCGCTCCAGCAGGTCGTTGGCGTCGATCTGTCGCTGGCGACCAATCTCAACGGGGTAGCGACACGGATCAACACTGCTTTCACTGCCGCGACGCCGCCGATTACTGCCGTTTGCACCTGGAATGGTTCTAACTTCCTGATCGACAGTATCACTCAGGGGGCGATCTCCAACGTCAGTTTCCTATCATCGCCGACCGGGCTTGGCACTGACATTTCGGGGCAAATGCATCTGTCGGCGGCGACAGCGGTGCGCAGCACTACAGGTCTCGGGGCAGAGACGCCGGTTGCTGGTGTGGCGCGGGTCGATGGGCGCGGCTGGTACTCCCTGATGTTCGCGGCCAGCGTCGGGCTGACCGATGCCCAGCGCATCGCCATCTGCGGCTACATCGAATCGTCTGCCGATAAACATCTCTACGGCATTACTACCAATTCGGCGGCGGTACTCGACCCGACCGATACGACCGACATTGCTAGCCAATGTTCACTGGCTGATTACACCCGGACGGTCATTCAATACTCCAATACGCCGCATGCGATCGCCAGTTTCTTTGGCCGGGCGCTGACTACGAACTTCGAGGGATCGAACACTACGATCACCATGAAGTTCAAGACGGAGCCAGGGGTGATACCGGAGTTGTTAACGGCGACGCAGGCCACTACTATCGCGGGCAAGCGCTGCAACGTCTATGTCCAGTATAACAACGGCACGGCGATCATCGAAGAAGGCGTCATGAGTGGGCGCGCCTATTTCGATGAAATGCACGGGCTGGATTGGCTGGCGAATCGGGTGCAGACCGACATCTACAACGTGCTGTATCAGTCTCCCAAAATCCCGCAGACTGACCCTGGCATTCACGTGTTGGTGGCGACCGCTGATGGCGGATTGTCGCAGGGCGTTACCAATGGGCTGGTGGCACCGGGCCGCTGGACCGCGCCGGGCTTCGGTGAGCTGGCAACGGGCGACCTGCTGGCGAGCGGCTGGTATTGCTTCGCCGCCTCGGTCGACAGTCAGGACGCGGCACAGCGCGAGGCCCGCATCGCTCCGATGATCCAGATCGCGGTGAAGCTGGCGGGCGCGGTGCACTTCAGTGACGTATTGATTAACGTCAATCGATAACGGCGGGCGTAGCTCAGACGGTAGAGCGTTCGGTTGTGGTCCGGGAGGTCGCGGGTTCGAATCCCGTCGCTCGCCCCAAGTAGGAGAGGGAAGCTATGGCGACTTATGCGTTCCAAGATAACATGTGCTCCATCTCGGGGCCGAATGGTGCCTTCAGCATGGGGGCGGGTGCCGGTGACGCGGAAGGCGGCATTTCGGTGGTGATGACTGAAGACAAGTCCACCATGACGATCGGCGCGGATGGCGTGGTCATGCACTCGCTGCACGCGGGCAAGAGCGCGACGGTGACGGTGCGCTTGCTCAAGACTTCACCGACCAATGCGCTGCTGTCGGCCATGTACGCCAGTGACTGCGCAAATTCTCAAAACTTTGGCAATAACACCATCTCGATCCGCGACATGGCGCGCAACGACGTCATTGTTTGTCAACAATGCGCGTGGGCGAAGTTTGCCGATGTCACCTACGCGAAGGAGGGCGGTGAAATGACGTGGACTTTCCACGCCGGTATCGTCGACTTCATTCTCGGCACCGGGCTAGCAACGGCGACAGGCATCGCTGCTTAGAGGTGAATTATGCAAGAGATTGAGATTGAAGATCACCGGTATCGCACCGGCAGACTCAATGCCTTTCAGCAGTTCCATTTGTTCCGTAAACTCATGCCCATCCTCTCGGGCATGGGGGCGACATTTTCTGATCTCCCGGCGGCACAGACTGCCGACGTGGAGATGGACACTGCCTTCTGGGGGGCATTGGGTCCTGCTGCCACTGCTATCGCCGAAATGTCGCAGGAGGACAGCGAGTACATCCTCCAAACCTGCCTCAAGGTTTGCTCGGTCTGGAATGGGCAGAGTTGGGTGCGCATCACCACACCCAGCGGCGAGTTGATGTTCGAAGACATCAACATGATGGTGATGTTGCGGCTTACTTTCGCGGTGATGCAGGATAACCTGCAGAGTTTTTTCAGCGCACCCCTGCCCAGCGGTTCGGTAGCAGGGGAGACGGCTCAAGTTCTAGCGTACCCCTCGTCGCAATGAATGACGAGGAGGATTGGGTAATGCGGCCAGCAATTGAAGGCGTCTGTCGGTATGAGTCGCTAATCGACGGGACGCTGGATCTCGTTGACGTGGCTCGCATGAATGAAGCGCTTGATGTGCGGCTGGAAAATCGTGCCCGCATCGATGAGTCAATGCGACAGGATTAAATGGCAGGCACCGTCCTTCATGAGTTTTTAGTAAAACTAGGCTTCGTCACTGACGCGGCTTCGGCGAAGCGTTTCGATGATACCATCAAGTCTGGTGCCACTCAAGTAAAGGCGTTCCAACTCGCGCTGGTCGGTCTGGCGACCGGTGTCGAGGAGGCCATCCGGCGGACCCTCCGGTCATTCGATCAGCTCTACTTCACTTCGAAGTTGACCGGGGTACCAGCGAAACTGCTGGCTGATCTGACCTATGGCTTAAAGGCAATAGGTATCGATGCTCAGAGGGCGATTTCCGGCATCGCGCGCGCGATGCGCGAGCCAGCGACGGCAGGCCTTGTCACCGCGCTGGTCGGTCAGACCAATAATGCCGGTGAGGCCTTCCTCAAGTTAGCTCACAGATACGCGCTGGCGATCAAGACGGCGGGTGGTGAACAAAGTCAGGCGGCGCTTGCTCTTAAGTATTCAATACAACAGATACCCGACGTCGATTTCGAGGACATCCGCAACGCCGCAATAAATGAAGAAATTTTAGCTAAAGCAATAGAGACGCGGGCGCGCGTTGCCAAGCGCTTTCATCTCGATGACCAGCAAGCGGCGGAGAATGCACAGAAGGCGCAGTCGGCTTGGAATGAGTTCTCACTGACGATTGCGACCGGTATCGGGAAACTGATATCGGACAATTTCGGCAGCATTGAGGAAATCTTTGAGAGCCTGTCGAAGTGGATGCAGAACCCATCACTGGTCTCTGCATTGGAGGGCATCGGACACGCCCTCAAGAAAGCCTTCATCGGGGTTGGCACCTTCATCTGGAATGAACTCCGGGCGGTCGACTGGCGCTATGTCTGGATACAGCTCAAAATCGGGCTGCGCGACATTGGGAAGTGGATTTGGGACACTGTATCCGGGATCGATTGGAAGGCGGTATGGGCCGCTTTCAAAGAGGCCGGTGCTGCCGTTTGGACTTGGTTCAAGGATGAAGTCAGCAGCATTGACTGGAAAAAGCTCTGGGCGGATTTCAAGTACGGGGCCAGCGTCGCGGCTACGTGGCTCTGGGATGAACTCAAGTCGATTGACTGGAAAACGCTTTGGGAAGACTTCAAGTACGGGGCCAGCATCGCCGCTACGTGGCTCTGGGATGAACTGAAGTCGATTGACTGGAAGTCCATCGGCATTTGGATTAAAGATTCCCTTGCCGGTATTGCTACTTTCCTGTATGAGCAATTCAAGGCAGTTCCTTGGGCGGCCATCGGAACTGGGATCAAAGACAGTATCGTAGGCATAGCACAGTGGCTCGCTAGTCTCGATTGGTACGATGTCGGCAAAACCATCGGCGAGTGGTTGATCGCGGCACTGACCACCGAGGTTGGTGGTGGTGACTTGATGACACCGCTCGTCAAGGCATTCGGTGACATTGCTGCTGCCGGTCTTAAGATCGGCAATGCACTGATGGACGGCATCAGTGACGCACTTGAAGCTCAAATTCCCGGCCTCAAGGCGATTGAAGATATACTGAATAAGTTAGCTGGATTACCGACTAGACAACCGGGCGGTGGCGGGTTACAGCCCGGACCGTCCGCGCCGCCGCCCATCGATCCGGTCGGTGGTATAGCGAAGTGGTTTATTGGGCCTCGGAACATCTTCACGGGTGATCCGCTCGGTCTTGGTACGAACAAACCCAAGGAGAGCCACGAAAGGGGCGGCATCGTAGGAGCGGGGCATTATCAAAGTGGTGGTATTGTTCCGATCAATGCTCATGCAGGTGAGATGGTATTGCCTCGCAATATCAGCGACGGCATGCAGAAGATGTTCGGTCAAACTAACTTCATGTCGCCCGGCGCGGATG